ATCCCACAGTTAAATCACCATTTATATAATTAGATATTACGTTTGCAAAGTTACCCATGTAAGCGTGACTTGAACATTGGTAATAAACAATGTTAGGTGTGTTTGCATCAACTGCTATTTGAGTATAAGCTCCTGAGTTTCCTGGAGTTCCGTTTGTAGTTACACCTGTAGTGTAAGCTGTATTTTTAGCAGCGTCTAAATAAAATCTTAATGGGTGACCGTTGTTTGTAGAATCTGCTTGATCAAATCTATAGTAATATTTGTAAGATGAATCCGCACCTGAAAATGTAATTGCTGGTGATTCTAATCCATCAAAGTAATATGCATTAGAAGACCCTTGGCCTGAATAAGGATGAGCTGCTGTTTTAGAAGCAACCTTAACTGTAATTATATTTGGTGCTGATGAAGAACCATATTCTTCAGGTGTAGGTAAACTTATTTTTGCACCAGGAACTGTACAGAATACTTCTGTTGCACCTTGAAAGTTTACTGCAGCATCACTATTAGAACTAGATATAATATTAGTTCTAGCTAAAGTAGTTGCATTTGCATTTAAAGTTCCAAAACCAACTTCAAAATTATTAGTACCCGTTTTGAAAAATACAATAGTAAGTAGTATTACTTCCACCGATACCTGCAACAAAAGTTTCAAAACCTGTTACCGCACCGCCGAGTGTAAAAGTACCTGTCCCTGTAGTCGAACTAGTTTCTTTAACTCTATCGTTTAATTTAAACGTCATTTATTTTATCCTTACGCCATGCTTATGATAGCATTGGCTGGTGTACTTGGATTAGGGAATGAAATTGTAAACGTACCATTAGTAGCAGTTTTGTTTCCTCCAAAATCTAATACAACACATAATTTGTCTGAGTTAGTGTCATTGTAAATAGCTGCGAATGCTGCAGTAAATGTAGCATTACTTAATACTGAGTCAGCAAAGTCAACAGACGCTACTGCAGTACCTGAAGCAACTGCTTGTGACGCTAAAACTTTTCCTGCTGTTGTATATCCAGTATTAGAAGCACTTACTTCTTGTCCAGTAAGATACGTTGTGCTTGAAGTACTATATGGATTTCCTGTATACAAAGCTATTTTAAATGAATTTCCTCCATTTGCAAAATTATGTGTTCCCGAAAAGAGTTCTCCTCTAAATGCGAACGGTATTATATTTGCCATATTATTTTATCTCCTTAATTAATTTATTTGTTGCTCGATGGATTTTTTGAGTCCAATACAGTACGAATAACTCCGTCGCTGTACTCGTCTCTGCGTCTACGACCCTGTACTTCAATCGCGTACGACATCAATGCTTTTTCATAAGCTTGATTGTAATATTGTATCATATCCTGCGGACCTTTCAAGTACCCATATGTGTTTACTAGACAAGCGTATAAAAGTAAATCTTGGTATTTATTAGACAAATAAGTACCATTTGTAGCTGCCGGAGCAGCTGTTGGTTGTGTTGTACTTGTAATAGTATCTGGTTCTTTATTGTAAGCTAAAGTAATTGTATAAGCTTTATCTGGAGTAGGCGCTACTACCCAAAAAGTTGCATCCCAGTTACCATAATATCTAGGTATATCAACAGAAGAAGAACCAGGAGTTACATAATATTCTGCCATAAAACTTGTATCTCTTTGTTCTAAATAAAATTGATTATTTTCAGAATCTGTTAATTGAACATATCTAATAAATCTTAAATCATCAGGAATAGTTACATATCTATTTCCAACTACCAAACTAGAAGTTGCGAAATATCTTTCTTCATCTGCATCAACTTCTCTGTATATTTTATTTTCCGCATTTTTAATAATAGTATCTAAAACACTATCACTTAAAACATTATCTGATACTTCTGTGTAAGATCTAATATCTGTTTGTAAATTTGCTAAAGTATATGTCATTATCCGTTTACCACTCCTAATGTTACTGGTCCTGCAGAGCAATTTGCTCCACCTCCTTCTACACCACTTGTTGTTGCAGTGCTAGTACTTTGAAAATAAAAATAATTAATTGGATTACTTAAAACGTTTGTAGTTGTAGCTTGAGTAACAGCTCCACTTGCATCTATTTTACCTAAAGCAATGGTAAAACCATTTACAGAATCAATATCAGATACATTAGAAATATTATTAATAGGAGCAAATGATTGTAGATTTAAAGCATCTGCTGGATTTTCTCCTCCAGGTCCTGCAGAAACTACTTGAGCGGGTCCTCTTAATCTAACAACACTTCCGGCTTTTCTTTGATGATCAAATGAATAAACATTTACATAAGTATTACTATTATATTTAATAACTTCAAACGGATTGTTTTCTAATAAAATTAAACTAACTTTAGAAGCTGATTGTGGTCTTGGATTCCATAAAGCTTGTGGATCAGAACCTACTGGTTTTGGAGAAAGCTGTGGTTGTTTTGCTTCATACTCAGAAATATGAACCAACGATCCATTCCATTCTCTAACCATTTCAGAATATGGAAATTGCATTCCTGATCTATCAGAAATTGCTAAAGCATATTTACCTGAAGCGTAGCCACCCATTATACACCACTCCCATAAAATGTTTGTGGAGTTATGAAACTAGATGTACCTTGGTTGTCTGCATCTAATGCTCTTAACATTTCACTTTCATATCTTCTTTCTAATTCTCCAGATCTTTCTGGTGAAACTTTTTGACTTAGATAATAAGCAAGTCCAGAAATCATACATGGATAAAATCTATTTACAACATCTGATGTATTTGTATATCCACCTACGTCTTGAATTTTTGACATGTAATAAAAACAAAATTGAAAACTACTTGGTGTAGTTGTATTTGAAACACTTGCACTTGGTGTTGCATATAAAAATATACTTGGATTTACAGCTCTATCTACATAGTATTGAGAAGGTGTTCCTTGTGTTAATTTATTTGGTGTTTGTGAATAAGCTGATCTATCTATTTTAGTTAAAGCAACATCAACTGGAGCAGTAGTAGTAGAATTATTTCTATAGTATGCTTCTAATACTTCATTAATATCATCTGGAAAATTTTCAGAATCACTGGCATAATTATATTCTGCTTGACCTTGTATTAAAGGTACTTTAGCAAGTTTTATTTTCCATAAATGAACACCTCTATTAGCCCATTCTTGAAATAAAATATTTAATGATCTTCTTGCACTTCTTAATTGGTAACCTGTTCTAGTTCCAAGAACTCCTGTTCTTTCATAAGCTTCTTCAATAATGTCATCCATTTGTGGATCAAATGAAGTAGTTCCTGAAGTAGGAGAAGTAGTTTGTGCTGAATTACCCATTCCAGCTAAAGCTGTAGAATAATAAAATAATACCGGAGCGCCTACTGTTCTTACCGGAGCGACAACAATAGTAACTTTGGCTCCAGCTTGGCCAGCCGTATTTGTTACAGTAACACCTGTTGTATAATTTGCTCCACCTGTGGTGTTAGTTCCATCTTTTGTTGAAGAAAAAAGAAAAGGATTATTGGCATTACTTGTATCTGATTGATCAAATATGTATGTATTACCTTCTTTTAAAAAGAGTACGGGACTTACTTCACCGTTAATAAAAAATTTATTAGCAGTGCCAAAAGCATTAGTGCCACTTGCAACGGTGACTGTAAAAGTAATAGTCGCCATTTAATTTCCTATGCACCTGTTATTGTCAACGTAACACTTCCGTCTGTACCACCGGATTGAGTTAGTGTAGCAATAAGGCCATCTTTAAATAAAATACCTGAACCTGGAACGTAAACTTCTAGTCCTTCAGTTTCATATCTGTAAATAGCTTTTAAATTAGCACCGGATGCTGCACCCGCTGTTGCTGCATCATGTAAAGATAAAACAGAACCTGCTTCTCCTCTACCTTGAATAGATGTAACTCTAGTTCTACCTACTCTTAATGCAGAAGCTACACCTGTAGTTTTGTTAAGGGTTGTTTGGTCGCTTGAAAATGAACTTCCACCTGACATATTTTTCTCCTGTTAAATTATGTGGTCCCGAAGGACCACATAAAAGTTAATTAATTACGCTGTTGCTGCGTCTTGTAAATTGTTCGCTTGTAAATATGTAAACGTAACAGTTACTTGACCTGTACTTGCAGTACTACCTGCAGATATAAGAGTCGCTATAATTTGTGTATCCGCACCAACTCTGTCAGCTGAATCTAAAGATCCAGTAGCTAATGCAGTAGTTTCTCCTAAAGTTTTAACGTCAGTTGCTGCAACAAAAAATGCTGTAGATCCTGTTTTTCCTACAGATACAGTTGCTGTTCCACTCGGATTACTTACTATTGCAACTCTAATTGTAGCTGTAAGTAGTTGTGAATTTTTTGGTATTACACCTACGTTGTAAGTAGTTGTTCCCACTGCAACTGCTGCATCAATCATTATTGATTGAGACATTACAACTTGACCTGTGTTTTTTACATTTTCACCAACAGTTGTTCCTGTAGTGTTTCTTATGTTTCCAGCTGATATTGGGCCGGAAAAGTTAGTATTTGCCATGATATATTCTCCTAGTTAAATTCTACATAGTCTCTAGGCCGTCGACTATACTGCGTCTATGCAGAATATTAATTTATGTATAGTTTGATATTTATATCTTACTTTTGAATAGAGTGCAAGAGATCCTAAGGTATTTATGCATTTCAGCGATGTAGCTTTTGTCTAAGTAGCTACAGAAACTTGTGGAGCGACATCCTCAACTTGATTCTGTCTATGTGCAATAGCTGCTTCTTCCAGCTTGATGTCAGTAATGACTCTTTTTACTTTGTCATCAATCTTAACCATCTCAAGAGTATATCTGTTATTATCCAGATGCTCCTGCTGCCACTTCAACTCCAAGGACCTTTTTTGTTTGTATAGGTCTTGTATCATCTATAACCTCCTCATAAGTTATTCGATTTAATCCCGAATGATAACTATCTCCGAGATACTCCCACACTATACTGTTTTCTCCCAACTTGTCAAGTATTGCTTGTTCAACAGATTCAGCAGTATCTTGCTCATGTTCAATATTAAATTTTGCATAATAGTTGTAAGCCCAGATAGTTATAGTAGTTTTTTTCATTTACACACCTTGTTGTAGTTAAAAAAAGGGCCGTTTTTAGGCGGCCCTTTAAATTATTTATTATGCTCCTGGAGAACCGAAGATACCTCTAGGGTCAGAGAAACCAAATACGTATCTCTCTCTAGCTTTGTATCTAACGTTACCAGTATCGAAGTCACCTTCCATTGAAGTTTTGATCGGTGATCTTACGAAATGTTTTAGACCATTTGGAACATCAGTTTTGATGAAAAATGCATCAGGATCAGTTAAGTAGTGATTTACTACGTAACCTTGAGAAACCATTCCCATGTTCTTGATTGCATTGATATCGTTATCTGCTGTACCAGTTCTACCTTCAGACTTCATAAGTCTGTCAGCAGTAAATTGAAGCTCAGAAGGAATAATCATTTTCATTCCTCTAGCCGCAATTTTTAGGCCTCTTTCATCAGTAAACGCTGCGATGTCAATTAAAGACTGCTCTAAAGAAGTTTCATTTAAATCAGCAGAAGTTGCTAATTCATTTCTGAAAGTTCCTGAAAGCGTAGGGTGAACTGCAGAACAAAGTTCTACTCCATCACCGCCAGCAAATCCTGCATTGAACGCATTGTTCAGTACAGCTGCCGCTTTAACTTGCTTAGTGTTTGCCATAGATCTTGCTAACGCTTTTGTATATCTAGACGCAAGTCTGTCATACAAGTTATCTTCGATAGCTTCTTCTGTGATTGCAAACGCTAACGCAATTGTTTCGTTTGTGTAACGAGCTGTGAAAGTTTCTTGCGCATCATCGAATGATACACCTTGACCTTCAGGCTTAACTGATGCATTTCCGAAACCACTTAACATTACTTCCTCTTCGAAAGCTCTGTCAGATGATTCTGTGTCAAAAATCTCAGAATGCTCGTTAGCATATTGTTTGTACTCTAGTCCGAATAAAGCATTCAAACCAGGTTCTAACTCTTTTACGAGTTGTGCTCTTGATATAGCCATAGTTATTTATCTCCTTATTCGCTATTAGTTGTACAAGTGTGAAGCCGAACCAATTACAACAACGACATCACTGCCATCTGTTGTGTAATCGTTTTGACCCGGGATATTAGCACCTCTTACCAATGTAAACATTGAAGTTGCTGCTACTGTCGCAATAGAAAGTCTTTCGTCAGACATTCCACTACGGCCAGTTGCGCCGTTATCACCTGTGTTATAGTTAAGACCAACATCATTTTGTTGCCAAGCTGCGTTTACTCTCATGTTGAATTCCTGATTAGGGTTATCCAATACAAAAGCAGTTCCGTCACTTGAACCTGTGTTGTAGTCTGCCGCAAAGTTTGTTCCACTCGTTACTGAGTTTGCAAACGTCGGTTTTGATGTTCCTGCATCTATGTAGAAAGCACCGTTAAAGACACCTAATAATAGAGGGTCAGCACTATTTTGCCAACCAGCTCCACCACTATTGTCATCATCTGTTGAATCGTAGGTTGCGTCTTGAATATAACCTTTTTCAGCTGCCTGAGTTCCTGCATTTAGAGAAACCGGGTCGCCTTTAAAGATAGTATTGAAAGCAGCACCTGCGTAATCATATAGCTTATATTCAGATTGACCTGATGTTGCAGGTGTTGAACCCACAGTCATCACGGCTCTACATCCGTATCCAGCTGTACTATTATTTGCCATAGTTATTATTTCCTTTACTAATGTACCTGCCCCTAAGGGCCTCCAGTACGGTTTATTTTATTTTTGTTGGATAGGAATTACTAAATAATTAGTCTTTCTTTGTACCACCAAAAGTTACACGTGTCTGTCGTTCTTGATTGAACGGCATACTTGGGTGCTGATCCTTTAGTAAATCGTTTTTAATAGCTTCGTCTCTGTCGTTTACTTGTTTCTTATAATAAACTTCACGAGATTTCGCGATTTCCTCTGGTATCCTAGCCAGCAATAGGCCTCCTACTCCGATAACTCCTGCATGTTTACCTTCTTTAAGCGTTGGATAGTCAGACTCTGGATATTCATCCGCTCTAACTAATTCCCATCCGGATCGTAACTTTCCAGCCATGTTTTTTGTATCATCAAAACCCATAGTTTCAGATCTAATCCATCTGTGCCTAAAGCCTGGTGGGGCATCAGGTGCATCTAGTGACGAGGGTGGAGTCCAAGTTTTAGGCGCTTCTGCCTTTACTCTACTTTGACTCGCACGAGAAGTTTTTATTTTTTCATTTTCCATATGCTTATACTCCTTCCGTGATATTTAATTGTTTCGCATAGTCTTCTAATGGCACGCCTAATCTTTTAGCAATTGCTACCTGTGATGGCGAGAGTCTCACAGTTTTTTTGCGTCCTGTTGTTGGGGCTGAACGTTTAGCCGACGCTACATTCTGAGCAGGTCTTGCTCTTTCTGTAGTTGATCCCTCTACCTTATCAAATTTATGGGGGAATTCAAGTCTTATTCTTGAATCAACTTCTTCATAATATTCGTCAGATTGTGGGTCGTATCCTTCTTGTTCTACAAGTGTTTTATGTAGATCAAAAGCCGTATGAGTCATTGCTGAATCGCTTCCAAACCAACTATTTTTAGATGCCCAATCCTCTGCTTTTGGATCAGAAACTGCTCTTCTTGGTGTAGGAGCTCTATATTGAGGTTTTTCTTTTTCAACAACTTGTTCTTCATTAAGTGTTTTTAAGGCACCCAATCTTGATGCATCTTGTGCCAATTTAGCAATACTTTCTTGTGCTGCAACTTGACCGTCAACATCACCTGCTTCAATAGATACTTTTAAGGCTTGCCTTGCAGCATCCATATTTGTTGTAACTCTTGACTCAAATTCTTTAACATAAGATTGATCTAAACTAGAAAGTTTTTTCTGTAATCTATCTTTATCTAATTTAGCAGCTTGAGCAAATTGAACAGCTTCTTCTCTTTGTCTTTCTGCTTCTCTCATTTTACGAGTTAATTTAGAAATACGTTTTTGAACGCTATCACTATAATCTTGTAACTCGTCTTCTGGTTTTTCTTTTTTAAGTTTTACTTCTCTCTCATTTTCAAAAGTTTTATCTTCTGCGGGAGCTTGTTCAACTTCAATTTTTTCTTCAACCGGAGCCTCAATTGTTTCTGGTTCTCCTTTGTCATCTAAATTAATATCAGCACCTACTGTTTCGCCGACATCAATTAAGTCTTCTGTGTTTTTTATATTTTCTGGCATAGTTCCTTCCTATGTTGTTAAATGAAATGAAGAAGAGATTCAGGATCTTTAACAGTTCCTAAAACTTCATCATCGTTAAGTATACGCACTTCTCCACCTTCAATAGGTAATCTTGAACCCGCATAACGAGCAAAAATAACCCAGTCTCCTTTTTTACACCAAGGTCCACCAAACTTATCTTCGTCTTTATAAGCTAAAGGTCCCATCTTCAAAACGTAACCACAAGTAGTTGCAATTCTTGCTTTATCTAAAGTTTCTTGTGAGAATAAAATTCCTCCATCTGATTTATTTTTTGGAGTGAATGGTAAAACTAAAATTCTGTATCCAGAAGGTTCTGGTAATTCTCCAACAGTTTCAGTTCCAATATTTTCTGGAGTTAAAGGTTCTGGTTCTACTGGTAATTTTTTCTTCTCTTCTTTGTATTTATCTTGAAGTCCTAAATTAATTTTTGGTACTTCCTTTGCCTTCTCCGATGTCGATAACGTTTCCTTGCTCATCTTTTTGCTCCTTAGGTTTTAGCAGGTTAGAGATTTCCTGTAATATTAATTCATAGGCATGTGCCTGACCCAACATATACCTATATTTTTCCATATTGTCAACAGCACCTGCTAACATTGCTTCGGTAATGCTCTCTTTTGTTGCTTTTATTCTTTTTTTTACTTTTGATATAATTGTCATATCATCCATTGCTCTTCTCCTTACAGTTTAAATTGTTGCAGTACTATTAGTTTTTCTTCAGCATTTGCAATTTTTTCTATTAGTTTATCTACTTCATCTATGTGTTGTGGATGTTCTCCAATACCTACAGAATTTTCTAAGTAAATTTTAAGTGTAGCATCTGCTTCTGATATTTGTGCGTTATATCTATCTTCCAGTGCTGTTAGTATTGCTTCTCTCATTTTTTTGCCACCTTATTTTTGTTAGGACCTTTTTTAATTATATAGTCTTGTGTTCCATGAGCGCCTGAATTAACTTCTTTTTTTAAAAGTCTAAACAAACTCATTTCTTTGATTTTCTTATAATTGTTTTTTAAAAAAGTTTCAAGAACTTTTGTATCTCTCATTTAACATTTCCAACGTCTTCTAGCTTGTCTGATTCTAGAGTTAGGATCGTTCCTTGTTTTAGCTGATGAGTTTCTTAATTGTCCTGCTGATCTCGCACAATAAGACTTACGTCTATTTGCAGATTTTGATCCAGGTTTAACTTTACCAGTTACCGCTGTTTTTAATTTTGATCCAGGATTAGCAGCTCTATAAGCTTTAACACCTTTGTTAGTCATTCCTGCACCAGATTTAGTAGGTCTGTAATTAGCTCCAGGACCTTTAGTGGTTTTTCTAATTGTACCACCTTTAGCAAAACCAGGAGCGTCAATCATACTTCCGTAGTATTTTACTGAACTAGGATTAGATACTTTAGTACCGCCTAAATTACCTTTAATATAACTTCCGTCATATTTAGTATTAGGCATTTTCATGATTACGCTTTTTTAGTTGGCTTCTTTGCTGTTTTAGCTGATCTTACAAAGTTTGCTTTTGTAGGAGCACCTTTTGCTCCTGGTTTTCTCATTTTTTCTTTACTACCCGCAGCGATACGTTTACGCTTTGCGTGAATGTTGGCATAAAGCCCTTTTTGTTTAGCCATTGTGTTCCTTTCCACAGTCTTTACAGACGTTAATAAAACTTCTTTTTTTTATAGTTTCTATGTTTGCACATTTACATCTTTTACCAAAAATTTTATCTACTAGTTTAGTATATGCAGTTCTGATTATTTCTAATGGCCAACATAAAAAGTTTTTCATTATTTTATCTTGCCACCGTCTTTTTTAAAGCCTATTTTATTTCTAACAGCTTTAGGAAGTTTTTTTAAACCTTTTCCTTTTTTACCAGCAGGTACTTTTTTTAAAGTTTTACCACCTGATTTATACATAGGTCTTTTCATCATGTTCATATTATTTCATTCCTCTAGATTCATCTCTTCTAGATTTGTAGCTTTGAGACTTAGTTGACTCTTTTCCATCTTTCATTCCTAAAGACTCATCAAGTCTAGAATTAGCACTTTGTTTAGATGGTTTGCTTTTTGAACCCATTGGGTATCTGTAACCGTTTCTATCTCCGTAATCGTTTCTCATAATGTTTTCTCCATTGTTATTTTCCTTTTATCAGATGTGTTGCTTTAAGTCCATAGACGCTCGCAATTACTCCGACAAAAATTGTTTGATACCAAATTGGTAAATTTCCAAAGTGCACAAAGAATAACTCCATTTTTTCCATGTGTACAGGATTATCTGACCAGACACTCCATCCCAACATTACGATGGGCACCGAAAGTAAAAGCAAAATAAATTCGTCTTTCC